GCACTGATTTCAGAAGATACAACAATCCAGTTAGCTCCACCTCTTAAAGTAGACTTGTGGATTTGAGCTGAAATTTGGTTGATTGCAGTAATCAACGTTTGATTCCAGTCCTTTTGAGTGTAAGGAGTAGCTTGGTTGTTCAGACGCTTCCATCCGTTGTAATCCCAACGTAATGTCCACGCCGCACCTTTACGTAAGTCACGTAAGATTTCACGGTCAATTTCAGCCGCAACTTGTTCAGATAATAAAGCTGTTAATTCAGCTTCAGCATCGATGTTGTGGAACGCCGCAACGTCTTGAGCAAGTTCTGGAGACCATTGTGCTCTTAATTTTCTTTCTGTAACAGATACAGTTACTGACTCAAGGTCAAAAGAAACTTCACCAATTTTGTCTTCAAATTCTAACTCTTCGTAACGTCTCCAAGCAGCTTTTATAACTGTGTTAGCTGGAGATGTTGTAGCTGCTCCTGAGAAAGAAGCCGCAGCTAATGTAGCTCCACTATATCCATCAGGAGTTGATTGTCCACAAGCAATACATGCTGGTACTTGAACGTCAATTTCTAGGTAAATGAAACCTGTTTGAGAACATACGTTATCATAATAACCACCATTACCACCTGTTGTTTGTGCTCCTGGGAACGCAGCTTGAGTAGATGTGTACTGAGGTCCGTAGATAGCTTGACCGTATTTTTGAGTTACAACACGATAAAGAAGTGGTGTAAACGCTTGTGAATTTATAGACGCCGCCGCAGTTGGGTCGGCAGTATAAAGTACAAGATTAGACAAGAAAGATTCAGTATCTTGTTCTTGACCATCAGGTCCGATTAATTTACCGATACCCGCAGAAGTTAATCCTGTTAAAGCTACTAAGATTTTTCTATATTCTTGAGTAGTTCCGTTAGCTCCAACAGCTTGAGTGTAAGCCGATGAAATTAATGCTCCGTTAGACCATGCAACTGTTGGACAGTTAGCAGTGTAAGTAACAAAACGTCCTTTAGAGTAATCGAATAAACCTGCTGGGTCAAGACCTGGCTCAGTTCCTTCGTAGAATAAATCATAAAGATTTTTAGCATAAGCATTTGAACCTGTATAACCTGCTCCAGGGTCACCACCATAGTTTCCAGGAGAACCAATTGGTGCGTAATGGTCACCTGAAGTAACACCTACATTATTGATTACCGAACCACCAGTATAACCTTGGATTTGAGGTACAAAGTAGAACAATTTACCGATTGGTAAGTTCATAGCTTGTACAGAAACGATTTCATTAGACAATAATTTAGAGAACACACGTCTGATGATAGGGAATACCACAGTTTCGAATGAACCTGAATCAGCTGTTGAAGAAGCTTCGTTAATTAAATGTGATGCTTGGTTTTCATACAACTGAGCTACATTTTCTTTTAGGTGGCCTCTAAGACCTTCAAGGAACCCTAATTTGTCCCATTTGTTTATAGTGTCTTCTTTGATAACTTTCAAGTGCTTAAGACCGATGTTACCTACTAATCCACTTTCTAATAATGCTCCCATTTATTTTATAGGTTTTTTATTTTTTAAGTTTATTTTATTATTTTTGACATAATGTCCTTCATTCTAAGGAATTGAGGATTCTCATAAGTCTTAGATTCAATCAGATTAACTGCTGAACCTGACTGAGGAGCTTTCTCAATTACTCTTTCGATAGATTCTGTCATTTGAGTTTTTGTAGTGTTTACACTTAACTCGTCTTTTATTGTCTTATAAAGTGCTTTAGACTCTTTAAGAGTATCAGCTGAATCAAATCTTCTTAAAACATTGATTTTCTCTTGTTTTGAAGTTGAGTGTTCCGTAAACAATCTTGTAGCGTAAGCTAAATTTGAATTAAATACCGCTACTTCATTTAGTTTATCTCTAAACATATTTAAAGCTTTTCTGTATTCTTCATTTTTTGCTCTTAACATTTCAAGTTCTTCCATAATTTCACGGCTTTCAAAAGTCAAGTTTCTGTTTGGAGTAACTCCCTTTCTTAAACCACGTCCTTTTTTAGAACCAAATCCGTAAGTACGAGCTGCTTCTTTAGCTTCTTCTTTTTCAAGTTTTGGAATACCATAACGACTTGGCATTTCGAACATTTCACCTTCTTTGAATTCAAATTTAGGTTTACTTGTTCCTTTTGTCGGATTGGCATGAGATTTCTTTTCGTTAAAACCACCTTTAGACTTTTCATAGCTAAATTTAGGTTTACCTATAGAACCTTTTGTACCAACTTTCGCTTTAAAAGATTCAAACACAACTTCTTCTTCATTGTATTCTTCCTCTTCTGACCAATCGCCCTTTTCAGCTGAATAATCATCTTCTCCCTCTAAAGACTCTCCGTCCATTTCAATTTCGTAAACGACTTCTTCTAATTCGTCTTCTTCATTCATTTCAATTTCGTAAACGACTTCTTCTAATTCGTCTTCAGAACCATCTTGAATAAGGTATTCATCTTCTTCATCTTTTAAATGAATAAAATCACCTTCTCTTTTAATTTCAAAAGAATCTGTCGGTTTCATTTCTTTGAAAGCCTTTAGAACTTTATCCATTGGTTCATCAGATAAATCTTGAATATCCATAGAATCAAATTCGTCTTCATCACCCATATCAGATAAATCTGTCATGTCAAATTCTTCTTCAGAATCTTCCTCTTCCTCTTCAGATTCGTCTTCATCAGACTCATCCCCCAATTCAAATTCATCTTCTTCTTCCTCTTCAGATTCATCATCTGATTCGATTTCGTCTTCGACTTCAAATTCATCTTCTTCTTCAGCCTCATTTTTTATAGACTCTTTTACTAATTCGCTAATTTCTTCTTTCATTGTAGAATGAAGTATTTCTTTTGCGTTTTCATTGATTGCCTCTTCCAAATTTTGTATTTGGATTAATGCTTCTTCAACTAAGTTTTTTTCTGCCATTGCGTAGTTATTTTATTAAATAAATATGTAGATGTTTAGAAAAATTATTTTTTTTTAGTTTATAAATAAAAAAAGGGGACATTTGTCCCCTTTTAATCTTTTTTTTAATTTTTTGTTTACTCAAACACTTCGTCAATTTTACTTTCACTTACCGAAGTAATTCTCCAATCATAACTAAATGATTTGTACGCTTCAGTGACTTTAGCTTCAACATCAGTAACAGAATAACCTTTAACAAGTTTTTCTTCTCTTACCTTTTTAATTTTTCCTGTGTTCTCATCTGGCAAATCGTATTGGATTTTAGCCACAAAATATTTTTCGTCCATTTCCATAATTGTTTATTTTTTTAAATAATCGGAAAGTCTTCCCATTAAATCAAGCGATTTGTTAACTGTTCTTGAAGCTTTCATTTCATTTTCTTCTTGTAGGTTCTCTTCAAACGCAAATCTACCGTCAGGTTCTGTGAATAAATAAGCTCCTGGTGTTGATGGTGAAGATACCAAGTCAAAACAAATTAATTCAAAATCATCCTGTACTTCATTTTGGTCACCAACCTTCTTGAGTGAACCTACCCCTCTTGATGATATACCTAACGTTACGCCTAATCTTAATAGGTTTGCCGCTTGGTCACCCTTTGTTGATACGATACCTCTTTCATGGAACCCTGGTGAAGTCAAAAGTAATAATTTACCTAATAGGACATTACCATCCCACCACATTTCTGTAATCATGTGTGATACTCTATCTAAATCTATTAGTGAAGACTCAGGGTGGTTAAGTTCCGACAATGCGGTTTTTTTACCGATATAGTTCTTTATGTAATTTTCAGATTCTCTTTTTAGAATTCTTTCAGGATATATTCTACCGTTTCTATTTGGTGTATTATATTTTTGTAGGACGGCATAGAATTCAAATGGTTTAGAATAATCCTTGAAGTCTCTACTTTCTTGTAGGAATGTTTGATTATTCTTTTCTGTTGGAGAAACGTATCCCGCATCCATTTCGATTAAAATACCCTTTCCTATCTCTCTTGGTCCTAATATTTTATAGTTTTGCATTTTACCTTTTTATAGATAAATACTAAACAATTTCTAATTTATCGGTATTTTTAACTTTGTCATTTTTAGTTAAATAGAATTTAAAATATTTTGATTGATAAAAAACTTCTTTTTCTAAGTATGAAATTATTTCTTTTATTGTACTTTTAATTTCAGAAGATTTAAAATCCATATCTTTTTTTATATAAAACGTAACTTCAAGATTCATAAAAGACCTTTTCCTGAGGGCTAATCCACTCGTTCTTAAATCTAAATCAACAATAAATTTATCACTATATAAATCTTTATTTATTATTTCTGAAATTGAATTTTTAACATTTTTAGTAAAAACTGAAACTGACCTCACCCAACTATTCTCAAGTGTTTTTGGTTCAACCCAAGACTGTATGTTTAGATATATTGATTTTAAATTTTTAGAATCTACAGTACCATAAGAACACTTAATTTGTTTGTAACCTTTAATTACACAACTTTTTCCTTTTTTCATTTACAAGTTTTTCATATCTTCGTTTATTTATTTAATAATAATCAATAATAACAAAGTTGTCAAAAAAATGTTAATTATCCCTGTCAGAAATAACGAGGTAGAAAAAGCCCTCAAAATGTTTAAGCAAAAAGTAGTTAAAACTCAATTAGTGAAAAAACTACAGGAAGGAAAATACTACAAAAAAAAATCTGACACAAAACGTCAGATTTTAAAAAATGCTATTTATAAAAATTCAAAAAATACTGAATTATAAATTTTTAGTTAAATTTAATAATTTAATATATTCTTTTTTAGATGGATTAACATTAGTTACTCTTTCTTTTGTTTCCACTAAAACCTTTGTTAATTCTTCATCTGATTCAGAAATAAGTGTGTCAATTCTTTGAATTGCACTTTCTTTTAATTCATCAAATTTTGTTTTTAAATTTTCATCATTTGATGATAATATTTCTTTAACAGAATTTCTTTCAGATTCATTTAAATTATTCAGGTATTTTTCAGCAGTCGAGTTAGCAATCTTTAATAAAGAACTAATTGGGACATTTGTTTTTTTACTTTCAGTAATTGTTTTAGTTTTAGATAAACTCTCAACAATTTTTTTCTTAGCCGATGATTTTTTTTCAGGTTTAGTTAAATCACTGTATAATAAATCATCAATAGTTTCATACTTATTCTCAAGTACAATATTCTTTGTCCAACTTTTAATAAAATTAATAGTATCTTCCGATAATTTAATTTTATTAAATTCAGTAGATAAATCATCAACCAAATATTTTGAAGTTTCTTTATCCAATCCTTTATTCTCATTTAAATTATCATAGATTGACATCATTTTACAAAAATCTTTATTTTTCAAAAGGTTTTTATTAAACAGACTCATATCCGATTTAAGTGAATCTTCTTTGAATGATTCAATTAATTTATTTTCAACCAATGTTTTTATTACTCCGAATTTCATTTTATAATGTTTTTACTATAAATATCAACCTTTAAGTAGTTTATCTAATTGAGTACCCATTTCACCTAAAGATTCTTGAACACGACTTAAATCAATTAATTCATCTTCATTTAACATTCCTGAATTTTCTAACAAAATATTAAGTTCAGAATTACGACTATGGTCACCTTCAGGTACTGTTGGTGCAGCAGGTGCTGGTGACTCCGCAGGTGCTGGTGATTCAGGTGGAGCGCTTTCTCCTCCTCCAAAACCTCCTAAATCTGATGATGGTGGAGCTCCACCTCCTTCAGTAGGTGTTCCTGCAGGTTCGCCTTCTTTTTTTCCGTATAACTTGTCAAGATTATCAAATAATCCTGTATGAGTAATAACTTCCGCAGTTTTCTTAAGTTCCTCACCAACGGCTCTTTCAATACGTTGTTGTTGTAAATCAAGTTTAATTTCTTCATCAGAAAATCCAAGAATATGTTTCTTAGCCCATGATTGTGAAACTGCCGCAATACCACTTCCAGGGTCAGCAACTAAATCTTTGTATAATAATACTTTTTCTTTCCATACGTCAATCTTCAACAAATCTGCTTGTGTTGATGGATTTGTTAAACTAAGTTGGAAGTTTGATATCTCATCTTCAAAACCTAATATGAATAGGTGAATGATTGCAATTTTATTCAATTCAGAAATCATATTCTTTTGAATACGATTAATAGTACGAGCAAAACGAATATCTTGTAATGATAAATTCTTACCATCACCAACAGTTTCTTCAAAACCTAAAAATGCTTTAGGAACACGAAGAGCCGTTAATAACTTCTTTTGAATATATTCAATATCGGCAATTTCTGATAAGTTTGCAGCTCCTGGTAATGTCTCAATCGGCATTGTTTGTGTAGTATCTCTAACAGGAACAAAATAATCTTGGTCAACCGCCATCTGATTAAATCTCATATCAACATTACCTGTCTTATGGTCAACAGTTTGACTTCTCTTAAACTTATTAGCAAATCTTTGGATATATGGTTCAACATCCGCATCATCCATGTTACCAACGAATACTTTGAATACACGTCTTTCAGGTGCTCTTGATGTTCTGTAAATTAACATAGCGTCTTCAGATAACAATAATTGTTTCCAAATACGACGAGCCTTTTCTAACATAGAAGTACCATAAGGTAATCTTCTATCATCACCTAATAATCTAAAGTGAGCAATCTCCCAAGTATTAAACTCTAAATCCTTTTGTTTCCATTTAAATTTCAAATGTTTCTTTTCAGGATTTGTGGTTGAATCTGTTGAGTGAGCACCCATACCGGCTTCCAATCTTTCAATCTCAATGATTGGTAATTGCATACAACCAACAATACCTTTTTCAGGGTCTAATTTTAAATAAACAAAATTATCACCATACTTACAAGTGTTTCTTGTCCACATAGGTAAGTTGGTATTAATGTCTAAAGCATTATTAAATAAATCACCTAAGATTGATTTAATCCTTGATGACTCAGAATAGATTTGTAACATATAACCATCCTGGTTAATTGTTGTTGATTCTTCAGCGTAAATGTCTAACGCTGCACCAATTTCAGGTGTGAATTCCATTGACTCATAGTCATAGAAAGACGATAATCTTGTTGGTTCGTAAAATACTGCTTGGGTATATAGATTATTCTCAATTCTACCCCATTGGTTTGCTAAATAATATGTTTGTTGAGCTTGAAGCTTTTCTCTGTCATATTCAGCCTTAGAGGTTGTTTTTAATAACTCACTCTTATCGTATTTGTATGTAGGATAATCTTGTCCTAATAAAGAATTAGGCCCAAATGATTGGGATAACCTTTGCCATACTGTTAGTTTATTTTCACTCATATCTTAATTATAAATATTAGTAATAACAAGTTAAATGTAAATTAGGAATTTTTAAGTTCATGATTATGGTTTTACAGTAATTGTCCAATTATATGGTGGATTTTTAAGTAATAAATAATCTGGATTTGTCAATCCACCAGTCGGTGATTCCGGTTGTTGAGGTAGAGTCGTACCTGATAAAAATAATGTTTTATCATATAATGTGTTTGCAGTTGCAACCGATGCGACATCTTGTAAAATATAATCAACAGCTGCGGTTTTAAGTGCGGTATTTCTAAAATCTAACGATAACATATTAGTCATTGCTGAAAAAGTTGATGTCCATCCTGTTAATGATTGTGATGACGCAATACTAAATGTTCTTAAACTTGCAGGGAAATTACCACTTATTAATTCAGTACTATTTTTAAATGAATTACCACCTATCGTTAACGTAACTAACGATGTATGTGCTGAAAGATTTGTAGTACCTGTTAATGTATTAAAACTTAAGTCAATATTAGTAGCACCTAATGTATAATTAAAATCAAAATTAGTCATTAAGTTACTTGTTAAACTTATTGTTCTAATAGATGTTGGGAATAGTGTAGTCCAACCAGACAAATAAACACTATTTAAAGTGAAAGTTTGTAATGATGTAGCGCCTGTTAAATCTACAATCCATTGTGGGACAGATTGGAAAGGTCCAGTATCACTCATATTAAACGTAACACAACTAGTTGGGAAGTTACTTGTATATCCGGTTATATCATTTAAATCTAATCTTAAAGTTTGTATACTATTTGGGAATATTGGAGGTAACGTTGTTAAATTGTTATTATCTAATCTTAACTCTGTCAATGATGTACAAGCTGACACAGTATTTGTAAATGAACTTAAATTAAGATTACTATCTAATCGTAATGAAGTTAAATTTGTATTAGCATTTAAATCAATATCAAAATTATAAAGTCTATTACCATTAAATAGTGCGTTAGTTGCCGATACAGGTAAAGTATACGTCCAACCCGTTAGTGAATTATTATTATACACCTCAATGTCTTGTAGTCCAGTACATGCAGATAAACTATTAGTAATATTAATTGATGGTAGGGCGTCATTATTTGAAACAAAGAAATCTCTAAATATTGGTCCAGTTGGGACTGTAATATTTAAAGATGTTAGAGATGAATTATCTTCTAACTGAATAGTTCTAAATGAACTACTTCCTGAAAAATTATAGGTAAACCCTGACATGTCAGTATTTTTAATAAACAACTCTACAAAATTAGGCAAACTTGCCAAGTTACTTGATGGAGTAAATTCAAAGTTTTGAGAACCAGGTGCAAATGTGTTGTAAATGTTAAAAAATTGTATTGAATTTGGTAGACTCGAACTAAAGTCAGTGAGGGTAGTACTGGATAATGTTATTGTGGTTACCGCAGAAAATGAACTAAAAGTAAATGAATTTTCAACGATATTCGAAATATTATTTAATTGTATTCTTTGAATATTATTAGTCGATACTGAAGATGAAACTTGGAAATTGTTAAACGTTGCGGTGTATAAACTACTACTATAATTATTGGTATAAGTATATGCACTATAAGTTGGAGAATATGGTGGATTAGTAATACTAACAAAATTTGTTAACCCATCACCCCAATCAATATTAAAACTACTATCAGGGGCAGTAATAAATGATACAAACATTGGATTTGTATCAACAATATTTTGTACTTGTAAAAATGGTGGTGTTGAAGGTGTAGGAGTATTAGTTTGAGTTGGTGTAGGAGTATTAGTTTGAGTTTGAGTTATTGATGGTGTAGGTGTTTGAGTTTGAGTTTGAGTTGGTGTTTGAGTTTGAGTTTGAGTTTGAGTTATTGATGGTGTAGGTGTTGGTGTTTGAGTTTGAGTTTGAGTTTGAGTTATTGATGGTGTAGGTGTGGGTGTTTGAGTTTGAGTTTGAGTTTGAGTTATTGATGGTGTAGGTGTGGGTGTTTGAGTTTGAGTTTGAGTTTGAGTTATTGATGGTGTAGGTGTTGGTGTTTGAGTTTGAGTTATTGATGGTGTAGGTGTTAGCGTTGTGGTTGATGAAGGTGTTTGACTTGGAGGGGGTGTGGATGATGGTGTGAGTGATGGTAAAGGATAAACATCAGATTCATTAGATTTGAACTCTATTTTATCACCATTTTGTTTTTTAACCATTAAAATACCAAATCCGGGTACAATCATTTTTGTACCAGCATTGTATTTACCTGATTTTTTTCTACCTGAATATGCCATATTTTTTATCGTTTACCACCGAATAACCATAAATAGTTTTCGTAGTCGCTTTTTGTCGCTTCTCGTTTAATGTTTTCTTGTTGTTGTGGCATAACAGGGTCCATAAATTGTCTTCGATTAAATTCATTTGTATTAACTGTCCACGAATCAATCATTGCTTTAGTTTGATTGGTTACCTTATTAAGTGAACTAAATGACGTTTCACCAACATAAAGTGCCATGGCAACTGACATAATTAAGTCATCGTGCTGTCCTTTTTGGTGGTCAGGTCGTCCATTAACATAAATAAATGTATTCATTTCATTTAATAAACGAGATGAATTTATTCTAAATCCATGTCTTAAATATTCTTCAAAAGTTGCAATGATTTGAACTCTTTTCGCATTAAAGTTAATTCCCGGTATTTTTTCTGTTGCCTTTGGGTCAAATTTCCATTTGTTTGAAACATCAATACCATCAACATACATGTTTCTATAACCCAACTCTCTTAATCTTAAAGATGTTGTAACACCCATACCACCTGTGATATCTATAACAATAAATGCGTTATACATATTACCCCACTTATAACATATTTCAGCCAAAGTATCAGGAGGAAGTTTACCAACATACTCAGCAACTTGTTCTCTTGTATCAAAATCAACAATTTGAAACGTTGAGAAGTCTTCACTATCACCACGAGATACGTCAACACCCATAATATATTTTTTACCCATCTCAGGTTCTTTCCATATCCAAAGTCCACCACCCATCATCTTTGTTGGTGCGTCTTTAACCATATTAACCCTTAAATTTTCCAATAAATCAGAATCAAATACGTTATCACCCGAACCAAGAAAGGCACATTCTAACTCCTGATTAACTTTACGTTTATCATATTTAAGTTTTTTAACCATTGACTCATACCAAGAAGAACTTGGTTTGTATCCCTGTGAAATTAGTTCTCTGATTTCATCAAAGTTTTTTTCTTTGTTGTTATATTCAACAATCTCAACATTTTGATATTCATTACGATTTAAGTAATAATGAATAATATCTTTAACATTAACTAACGACAAATCCTTGGCATATCTTGGGTCTTTCCACCAAACCATTTCGGAAACTTTAAATTCATTCATTCCCTTTAATGCTTGGTCGTAAATCTCATAGTAGATTGGGTCATACCCATTTGGTGTTGATACAACTATCACTTTACCACCTGTGGATAAGGACGCCATACAAGCAGCCCAAAAATCACCATCAGCTTCAATATACGCTGCTTCGTCAAATATCAATATTGTTGGTGTATAACCACGAAGAGCATCCTTAGATGTTGCAACCGCCTTAACTTCACAACCATTGGTTAACTTAAAATGTCTTTGTGAATTCTTTTCAGATGAGAAACCAACACCAACCCAACTAGGCCATTGGTCAGTAAATCCTCTAATTTTATTTGCAACTTCCACCGCAGTATCCAACTTATTTGCAATAATCAAAACCTTTTCAGGACTATTCTTTTTAGCAAAAACAAGTTTTTTTGATGACCAAGCCGCAGTTACCGTAGATACACCAGCTTGTCTATACTTTAGTGCGATATTTTCATTATAATTTTCATAATCCTCAACCAAACTAATTTGGTCAGGGAATAACTCTAACGGGACATACTTTGAAACAGTGTTGTCATATGTCTGTAAATAAGTTTTAAGGGCGTATGGTGTTGATTTCATACACTTGGCAT